TTCTTTAGCATCGTCTGCATTCTCTCCCTCATCTCAAGCCTCATCGACAAGCATTGAGAGCCACACACAGCCCCGCTCACGAGCCCGCTCGATCTCTCCGGAGGTCGGGCGGGTTTCTTCGTGGAGATCCTGACGCCAGCGACAGCGACGCTTGACGCTGCGGGTATGCTCCCCTCGGCGCGGCGCGGAGTCGTTCATCGGGAGGCAGAGTCGAGCCAGCCGAGCCCGTGAGGTATGGGAGGCGGAGACGCACGAGGCATCGGCACGAGCAGGCGCGCGCGAGGCTGGGAGGCGAGAGGCTCGCAGGATCTCGCCCGCGCCCCCCCGCCCCGCCGGTTCCTTATGCATAGCCCCTCACAACGCGAAGCTGATTTCGGCTTGTGGTACGCAGCGCACGGGCGGGGCGTCAAAGCTAGACTCTGGGCATGAGTCAGCCGGGAAGACACGAATTCATGAAGCGAAAAAGCAAAGCGGCGATTAAGGAACACTGGACTGGCGTTGGTCGCTGGCAGGACTTTGTTGCTTTGCGTGAGGATCTGAAGGGTCGCGGTTATGCGGCTGAAGAGGCTTGGTCGGAAGCTGATCGTTTGATGTCTGAGGGTTACGAGCCTCCCCCGGACGGTCCATCAGAGGAGATTCTTCCTTCCTCGGCCCCTCAGTCCTCTCCCGAGAGTTCTGGGGGGCTGTCTTCTGGGTTTGCGGAGTTGAGCGAGTTCAAGGCGGAGACTGCTAGCACTGCTGACACTGTTCGGTGGGTGGCGTCGTTCATGATGGTGGCAGATGCGGAGCCAAAAGACGCTCCGAGTGCTGAGTCTTGGGCGATGTTGCAGTGGGCTCGACGCAATAACGCGAATGAAGCGTCATTCTGGAGTCAGATGTGGCGTCAATTGATGCCTACAAAACAGGCTCTTGAGGCTGAAACCCGCTTTTCTGATGATGGAAAGCCGATTATGGACTTGATCTCTCGTATTCAGCTGGCGGCTAAGACTGATGAGTGACCTACATTCGACTGTCCCGAAAGACATGGCCGACAATTTGGCTTTTCGGGGCAGCCTTTTGCAGTCAGCAGCGGCAAAGCGAGAAGTAGCATCTGATGTCTGGACAGCATGTAAACGTGATTTGTTGTTTTACGTCAACGCTTTTGGCTGGACATATGACCCCAGACGCGAAAATGGGTCAATTCCGTTCCTGACCTACCCGTTTCAAGACGAATTGATGCTGGATATGGTCGAATGCATCCAAACCGGCAAAGATGTTCTCGTCACAAAAAGCCGTGATATGGGCGCGTCTTGGTGCATTTTGACGGTATTTGAGTGGATGTGGCATTTTCGCCCTGATTTGTCCTTTTTGTTGGTCAGCAGGAACGAGGACTATGTTGACAAGCCCGGCAACCCCAAGAGCTTGTTCTGGAAGATTGATTTCTTGCACAAGAATCAGCCCAAATGGCTGCTTCCGAACATGACTCGGACCAAGCTGCGGCTGACCAACGACGACAACGGCAGCAATATCGACGGAGAATCGACGACTGGCGATGTGGCCCGTGGTGACAGGCGTACCGCCATCGCTTTGGACGAATACGCGGCGTTTGAGTTGGATTCGAGCTACCGGGCATTGTCATCTACCCGTGATGCCACAAACTGCCGAATCTTCAATTCGACCCCTGCTGGCACTAGCGGGGCGTTTTTTGACCTAACACGGCTAGAAGACATCAAAAAGTGGCGTTTGCACTGGACCCTGCACCCTGAAAAGGCTCTGGGCCTTTACATGGACGGCAAAAAATCTCGAAGCCCGTGGTACGACGAGCAATGCAAGCGATGCGCTCATCCGCAAGAAATTGCTCAAGAATTAGATATTGACTTTGCGGCAAGTGATTACCAGTTCTTTGACCCGGCAGAGTTAAATAAACACAACAACACGCACGTTGTTCCTGCGTATCTCAGGGGGGAACTGGAATTTGACGACCGGGGGAAGGTGACAGGCTTTACAGCCAGCCCAAATGGGCGGCTACAGCTTTGGATTCACCCCGATGCCCAGAACCAAATGCCATCTGACCGGCGGTTTGCCCTTGGGGTCGATATCGCAACAGGCACGGGCGCTTCGAATTCAGTTATTTCGGTTGGTGATTGCCGAACGGGCGAAAAGGTGGCCGAGTTCTGTGACCCAAGGACTCGACCGGACCAATTGGGCCGTTACGCGGTTGCGTTGGCGAACTGGTTCAAAGGATCAGACAACGTCGGAGCGTTCTTGATCTGGGAAGCACCCGGACCCGGCAGAAACTTCGGCGACGTTGTTCTTGAGCTTGGATACCGAAACATTTACTACCGAACCAACGAAGCCAGCAGAAGCAAAAAGCAAACGGATATTCCGGGCTGGTGGCCCACGAAAGACGAAAAAAGATCGGTATATGGCGAGTATCGTCGCGCTCTAAGCAACGGAACTTTTATCAATAGATCCAGACCCGCTCTTGACGAATGCCGCGAAATCATATATGCAGCAACAGGCTGGATCACGCATTCGCGAAGTTTGAGCAAGCTTGATCCATCTGGTGCTAATGAAAACCACGGCGACCGTCCCACAGCCGACGCCCTTCTCTGCAAAGCAATGAGCAGATTTCCGGTTGTGAAGAAACAAACCGAGGTGATTCCCGAAGATTCGTTTCTTCACCGACGTAAGTTGATTCACGACCGAAAAACAAAAGCCAAGACTGGGCAGTGGTAATGTCACGAATTCTCACAAACAAAAAACTTTGCGAAGCAGTTGAATATTCACGACGTAAACTTGAGCCTTTCCGGCGTCAGCGAACGTCTGCTGTAAAGCAATACGTTGGTGCGCATTACACCGACGAGTCTGCTCCAGAACGAATGCCGGTTAATTTCCTTGAGATGGCTATCTCTGTGTACAAGCGACAGCTTGCCGCAGCAGCCCCAAGGGTCACGATTCAATCCAAGTCTTCGGAAAACAGGCCGTTGGCCTTGGATCTTGAAATTGTCATGAACAAGGTGCTAAAAGAAATGCGGTTTGAAACAGTCTTGAACGACTGGGTCATGGACGCATTGTTTTCAATTGGCATTATGAAAGTCGGGCTTTCGCCGAACGATGAGACTGCCGCTGAGTTGGAGGGCATGTATCGCGATGCCGGGTCCGTGTTTGCCGAGACGGTTGATCTTGACGATTTCGTTGTTGATATGACCGTTAACAAGTGGGACCAGCCGCAGTACATTGGCAACCGATACCAGCTTCCCTACGAGTATGTCATTGAAACAGACCTGTTTGGCGACAAGACTCGGAAGCTAAAAGAAACCATTGTCGGCACAAGCAACGAACAAGGCGACGATCGCATCAATTCGATTTCGATTGGCGGCGACAGGTATCAAGGTCGCGACACGAACCGTGTTGTTGAGTTCTGGGATATCTATCTTCCCTACGAGCGAAAGCTTGTGACGTTCCAATCAACAGACGACGGTGGGCTTGACGACCAGAACATCGTGGACGAAAAGGATTGGACTGGACCCGAAGAAGGTCCGTACCACATCCTTGGTTATGGCGACGTACCCGGCAACCTCATGCCCATCTCGCCTATTGCCAACTTGATTGATCTCAACGATCTTTCAAACCAAATGTTTCGCAAGCTTGGGCGTCAGGCCAACCGGCAGAAGACCGTGACTGTCGTTGCGGGCGGGGCGGAAGAAGACGGCGAACGAATCACGCGAGCAAATGACGGCGACACGATTCGTTCTGACAGGCCCGAAGCAACGAGAGAAGCACGGTACGGCGGTGTCGATCAAGCAAGTCTTGCGTTCTTGATTCAGATCAAGGACATGTTCAGTTATCTGGGCGGAAACCTCGACACGCTTGGTGGTCTTGCAAAGGGTGCGGAAACGTTGGGTCAGGAACGACTTCTGAAACAAGCCAGTTCGATGAAGATCGTTGACATGCAGGAACGCACCACTTCGGCAGTCAAGAAGGTCATGGATGTCATTGCAAAATACGTTTACTACGACCCGATTGGGACGTATCCGTTTAGCAAAGATGTCGGGGACACAGGCATCAAGATTGCGACTGATTTTCGACCCGAAGTAAGAGAAGCAGACTTTATTGACTTTGATCTTGATATTGCTCCATATTCGATGCAAGACCGAAGTCCGGCAGAAAGGGTCCAAAGCATGATGGAAGTCATGCAGGGCGTTATCTTGCCGATGGCTCCGCAGATGATGCAGATGGGCGTCAAGCCCGACATGCAGAAGTTCTTGCATTACGTCAGCAAGTACAGCAACACGCCAGAGCTTGACGAGATCCTTAGCATCATGACCGACGAAGACATGGCGATGATGCAAGAGCCCGGAGAACGAACTAGAAGCGCCCCGGTCACTACGCGGCGCTACATTCGCGAAGGCCGCAGCGGTCAAACTCGGCAAGGAAGAGACGACGACATGATGCGGGCCTTGCTAGGCAACAACTCAAACATGTCTAACGCGACAGGAATGGAATGACAGACTACTACCCCACCAAAAAGAAAATCGTGATTGTTGAAGAGATTAAGCGTTGGGTCCAAGACGTTCTCAACGTTCCATCAGAACACTTCAACGGGATGCCGCCTTGCCCCTATGCAAAAGCCGCTTGGGTCAACAACGACGTAAAAATCGCCTTTGGAACCCAGCACGATGTCATGAACATCTGTGACGAATGGGATAACCAAGAGGCCAGCCTTGTAATTGTGGTAATTGAAGGCGTGCAAAAAGAGTTGTCAGTTTGGTGCGAAGAACGAAACACGCACCTCGCATTCGAAAACTTGACTCTTATGTCGTTTGTGCCAGACGATACAATTGACACGGGACAACCCGAAGAAGAAATGACGAATTGGGAGCCGTTGACCGACGAAGAGTATTCGATGGTCTTTGTTCAAGAACTTAGTGAACTTGAAACGGCTAGCGCTCATTTGATGAGCAAAGGTTATTACAAGAACTGCACGGAGCAGTTTATGAATTACGTTAACGCCAGATCAGAAAGGGCAAGACATGCGTTCAAAGAAGAAAATGAAGAAGCCAGCAATGAAGAAGCCAATGGCGAAGAAGCCCGTTATGAAGAAGAAGTCCAAGAAGAAGAAATGATAGATGGCAAATAGCATTGTTGAATACCCATCTCTAGTAGACGCCGTTGTTTACTCTCTGATTATCGACGTTGGCAACGTCGTTCTTGACGGGGGCGTATACAACCAGTCTTCGTTTGCCACTTTTGATGACATGTTTATTCACGGTTCTATTTTTGATGGGGGTAAACCCTGATGGCAGTTCAAATTCAAGTTCGTCGAGGAACCGCATCCCAGTGGACATCGGCAAACCCTACGCTTGCAAATGGCGAACTTGCCCACGAAACCGACACCGGCAAGCTAAAAATTGGCGATGGCTCAACTGCTTGGTCTTCTCTGGCCTATTTTACTGCGGGTTCGGGTGACATAACCGGGGTTGATATTACGGCAGGAGACGGCCTTGACATCACACAGTCGGGAACAACCAGCGGCGATTACACCGCAACCGTTTCAGCAGACCTAAAGGCTAATGGCGGTCTTGTAATTGAAACTACGGAACTGGCAATTGATCTTGCGGCCAGCAGCATTACCAATTCTCTGCCCTCTACAAAAGTAAGTGGACTCGGAACCGCTGCGGTCGCTGACACGGGAACAGGCTCGTCGAATGTCATCCTCGGCAACGATGCAAGGCTGACCGACGATCGAGACCCCAACGCTCATAGTGCGGACAAAGTTACGAGCGGCACGCTGGGCGTCGATCGCATCCCAACCCTATCGCTGTCCAAGATCAGCGACTCCGGAACTGCCGCAGGGTTGGCGGTCGGAATTAGCAACACGAACGTCTTGCAGGCAGACGCAAATGTTTTAGATGATGATTTCCTCCGTGTGGCTGGAACAAAGGTTGAAGGCCGGAGCGCATCCGAGACGCTTTCAGATATTGGTGCTGCTGCTGCAAGCCACAACCACGCGGCTGGCGACATTACCTCGGGAACCCTTGCAGTCGCTCGCGGCGGCACGGGATTGACCTCGCTCTCAACCCTGCTCAACTCGAACCAAGCGTATAGCGACATCAGCGGAACGCCCACGCTGGGAACGGCTGCACCGCTCGCGGTAGGCATCAGCAACACCAACGTGCTGCAAGCGGATGCGAATGTCGCAGACGATGACTTTCTTCGGGTCGCCGGTACGAAGATCGAGGGTCGAACGGCAGCCGAGACGCTGAGTGACATTGGTGCAGCGGCTGCCGCTCACAATCAGTCAGCGACAACGATCACAAGCGGAACGCTCGCAGTCGCAAGAGGTGGCACGGGCGTGACTTCACTCCCGATGGTTACGATACCGGGAGCGGCTGACGCGGCTGCGGCTCGCGTCGTTCTCGGAGTTACCAACGTCGGTTCGTACACCGGGCAGATCGAAACGGCAGCGGACAAGACCTACACCATCGACCCCGGAGCGGCGACCGATCGAACGATCTCCGGCTTCTACATCAAGTCCGCGAGCGGGACGGTCACCGCGACGTTGAAGGTGGGGACTGCGGTCGTGAAGGCTGCGAGCGTCACGGATTCAACCGGCGACCAGACCAGCCTCGCAAACACGAGCGTCTCGGCGAACGATGTCCTGACGCTTGTTTGCTCCTCGAACTCCTCGGCTCTCGATGTCATCTTCGCGGTGGAGTACACCGAATGACGCCGCCCAACAAATGGCTGTTCTTCCCGACTCCGGCGTCGAGCGGTGGGTCTAACTGGTCGGACTACATGAGCGCAAACTCCGGCGTTGGCTACTGGATTGTTCCAGACGGCCATGCGGCTACCTCTCGCTTGATTGGACCGACCGGCGGGGACTCGTCAACGAATTGGAGCGAAATTCGGTTCTCTAGTGTCGCCGGTCATGGAACGACCGAGGACGGAATCACGATGTCCGGCGTAAATGGTCAATGGAAAAAAGGGTTGCAAGGCGGCCACGTTCAGTACTCGAACGCCTACGACTACGTTGCAATTGGCTGGCAATCGGCAGGCAGTTCAGGCTACGGTCAGGCGCATTCTGCTGGTTGGATTGTCGCAGGAAGAGAAGCGACTGCGGGTAATGTACAAGGCGCGAGGCAGTCTTATATTCCGATCGAAGGAACTGACGGTCTCACGGATTCGACTTGGGCGGGAGGCGGCCCGTGGTGGAACGCGAGCGGCTACAACGATCACATTGTTTTCTTCATGTCTGATTACACCAGCGGCGATCTCGCAGGCTGGACAACTTGGGACGGATCAACCACACCATGAACACGATTCAACATTACGCCGCTCTCCTCGCAAACGTGAACGCCATGCAGTCGAGGCTCAACGCGCTCGGTTACGACTTCAAGGAGACCGCACCGATCACGACGCTCGACGAGCAACTGATCGACGCACTCGTCGCAACGGCAACACAGATGCTCACCGATGCCGCCGCTCTGAAGTTGGTCGCTTACGATCCGACGCCGCCAGAAGAAGATCCGGAAGCACCGTGATCGCGGCACGGTAGGCTTTGCGATCTGACCAAAGATGAAGATACAAGTTGCACCAATCGAGGAGGCTCTGCACGTCGGGCAACTCCAGGTGCTGCGCGAATCCGCCAGGTTCAACGTCCTCGAATGCGGTCGGCGATTCGGCAAGACGCACATGGGTATCCAGCTCGCTATCGAAAAGGTATTCGACGGCGCTGAGGTTGGTTGGTTCGCGCCGACCTATCGATACCTTGCTGATCCTTGGCGAGAGATCGAGCGAATCCTTCAGCCAATGATCAGCCGCATCGACCGAAACGAGAAACGGATCGAAGTCCACTCAGGTGGCACGATGGACTTCTGGAGCCTTGACTCGGTTGATTCTGGCCGGGGCCGCCGATACGACCGGGTCATCATCGACGAAGCTGGAATCATCAAGGATCTTGGACCGGCCTGGCAAGAGACGCTTCGGGCCACCCTTGCCGATCGCCAAGGTGACGCTTGGTTCTTGGGAACCCCAAAGGGAAGATCATTCTTTCATCGATGCTTTGAACGCGGCCAGATCGGAGACGAAGGCTGGCGATCTTGGCGGCTGCCGACCACATCGAACCCAACAATCCCCAAGCATGAGATCGAGGCCGCCCGGCGTGAACTTCCTCAGCACATCTTTGACCAGGAGTTCCTTGGCATTCCTGCCGACGATGGTGGCAACCCGTTCGGACTTGACTCGATCGCAGCCTGTACCATTCCGCTCTCAACCGATCCGCCCAAGGCTATTGGAATCGACTTGGCGAAAAGTGTTGACTGGACCGTGGTCTGTGGCGTTGATGCTGACGGAAGGGTCTGTATGCTCGAGCGTTGGCAGTCTCCTTGGAAGGAAACGGAGGACCGGATCGCTAGGTTGATCGGAGAGCAGCCGGTGCTTATTGATTCGACCGGAGTGGGCGACCCGATCGTCGAGGGGCTTCAGCGAAAAGCCCCAAGGATTGAAGGATTCAAGTTTTCCCAGACATCGAAGCAGCAGCTCATGGAGGGCTTGGCGTCCTCTTTTCAGACCCGAAGGGTCGGAATTCCAGAGGGTTGGCTTCGAACAGAGTGTGAGACTTTCGAGTTTGAATATACACGGACAGGGGTTCGATACGAGGCTCCTTCTGGAATGCACGATGATGGTGTCTGTGCCTTGGCCCTTGCCATTCGATGCCTTGAGACGCTCGCCCAGAACCAGTTCGACTTTCGGATCATTTGACTATGCCAATCGGTGACCTCTTCGGACTTATCCAGCAGAAGAAGCAGACTTCAACGGACAAGTACCTTGCTTCTAGTGTCAACATCGTCTCAACGGGCGAGAAGGGGCAACTCCGACCACCGTTCAGCCAGCAACGCGGAATCAATTCATTCCATTCGTGGATCTACGCAGCGGCCCAAATCAACGCGAACGCTGTGGCCTCGGTCCCGATTCGGCTCTACAAGCAAGCGGACAGCAACACAAGGCAGAAGGGTCGCCCAGTCTCGAGGCGAACCAAGTCCTACCTGATGGGAGACGGGCCTGGCGACCAGAGGCCGTCGATGTCAGTGCTTCGCAAGGCTGCGGAACTGGGGGACGATGTCGAAGAGGTCACGGGGTCCAACCCTGTCATCGACCTGCTTCAGAACGCGAACCCATTCCTGAACGGTTTCGATCTTGCGGTTCTTCGTGTGCTGTACGGAGAACTGACTGGCAACTCATATCTGCATCCAATCATTGACCCGGAAACGGATCAGCCCAGCGAACTCTGGCCGCTCGCTCCTCAGTACGTCGAAGTGATCCCTTGTGAAGACAACTTCATCGAGGGGTATGTCTACGGCATCGACGCGCAACGCAAGCAAGTCTTCGAGCCTGATGAAGTCATCCACTTCCGGCGACCTAATCCCGGAAATTATTACTACGGGATGGGCAAGGTTGAAGCAGCCTTCGGTGCGGTACTTTCCAACGACGCCGTTCATCAGATGGACCTTTCAACCTTTGCCAACTCGGCCCGACCTGACTACGCGGTGGTCGTGAAGGGGACGCCTACCGGGGACCAGCTCGATCGATTCCAGCAGCAAGTTGAGGAACGTCTGAAGGGAACTAGGAAAGACGGGAACTTCATCGCGGTTTCTGGTGATGTCCAGTTCACTCCGTTGAACTTCCCACCCAAGGATGTCGCTGGCCGCGAGGAGATCGTGGAAGAAATTGCTGCGATCTTTGGCGTTCCTGTCACGATGATGAAGGCAAATGATCCGAACTTGGCAAGTGCCAAATCGGGCTTCAGTCAGTGGAGAGAGGGAACGGTCCTTCCGCTTTGCCGCATGGATGAACAGGAGCTAAATCAGTCTCTTCTTCCCATGTTCGGCTTGGAAGATGACTATTTCCTTGCCTACGACAACCCGGTCCCGAAAGACGAAGCCTTCGATCTTCAGGCAAGACAGTCGGCAGTCGCGGGTGGTTGGCAAACGCCGAACGAAGCACGGATGGAAGAGGGCCGGGACGCAATCGAAGACCCGATGGCCGACTCCCTGCTGTATTCCGGGCAACCGCTGGGCGGCCCGCAGATGCCTGGCGGTGGCGGGATCATGCCGCCGATGGGCCAGGCGATGCCAGGCCAGCCAGGCGTGCCAGGCCAGCCAGGCGAGCCAGGCGAGGCCCAGGCGGAGCCAGGTGACGGCCAGGCGATGCCAGGCCAGCCAGGCCAGCCAGGCCAGGGACCGGGCCAGGGAGGCCAGGCCGCACTGAATGGCGCTCAGATCTCGAGCGTGATCACAATCCTGGACGGTGTAGCGTCCGGGACTATTGCCAAGGAGGGCGCGGTCGAGCTGATCATGGCGACCGGCGTGACCAAGGAAAGCGCGCAGAGGATGGTCTCCACGCAGGCGACAGCAAAGCCAGAAGCACAGGCAGAGGCCGAGCTTGACGCGAACATCGGACCAACCACCCCGGAAGAAAAGTCAAAGATTGATCTGGCGACCGTTGCTGATGTTGGCTTCTTGCTCAAGCAGGGGATCATTTCACGCCATGTAGCGGTCAAGGCTTTTCAAGCGGCGGGCATGACAAGAAAGCGAGCCGAGCGAGTTTCAAAATCTGAAGCGACAAAGGCAAACGTCTTGAGATCCGATGACGATATCTATGACACCTGTGATGAGGCGAAAAGAATTGCCGAGGGGATTGGGTGTCAAGGATGCCATGAGCATGACGTTGGAGGGACAACCAAATGGATGCCATGCAGCAGCATGGAGGAGTATGAAAAAGTGGCGACAGTTCTTGAATCCGTGGAGAAGGGTGGTGGAGTCTCGGGCTTAATCCCAAAACTCCTAGGCGCTCGAATGAGCGCCGCTGCACGGACGGCTCTTGGGAACAATATCCTTGAGAAGGCTGATGACTGTGGCACAGGTTCGGGCGGCTTCAAGCCTGGCAACGATTGTGCCGAGGGGCATGGCAGGCCAGAGGGCAGCAAGGACATACCGAAGCAAGGGTGGGAAGTAAGCAGCGAAGAGTTTGCCCAAGGGCTTGACCCCGAAGATGCTCGAGGTTTCCCTGTCGCAGAGGAAACAGTGTCAGGTCTCAAGGTACGCGATGAGGTTCCGAACATGGAATCAATACAAGCAACCTATGAAGACCCCGTCATCTTGGATGGTGTCCGCGAAGTTTTCATACCGAACGCAAAAGAGTCGTCAGAGAAGGATGGACTCGCTCAAGCAATCCAAGAGTCTGGCGAAATCAACCCGCTGATCGTTGGGGTTGATTCGACCGGCGTGTCCATCATTGAAGGCAGCCACCGAATTGATTCTCTGCGGCAACTCGGCGTAGAGTCGTTCCCCGCTGTCGTTGCCGTGGACGGTTCAGCACATGAAGAGATAGTCCGTCAAGCCGTCAAGGATGGCAAGGAGGTTCCCTCCGCTGTTCTTGATGAGTATGGCATATCGAAAACGAATCAAACTGATACCCCTGAGTTCAAAGATTGGTTTGGTGAGTCTAAGGTTGCGAACTGGGACGGCACGCCGAAGGTTCAGTATCACGGAACGCAAGCGGGCGAAGACTTCAGTGCATTCCGCGCACCGAAGGACAGCGACCCCGTAAGCAGCGCTCTGTTCGTTGCTCCAAGGACATGGATCGCGGAACAGTACGCTGGAGGCGAAGAAGGCACAGATAAATTCCCAAAGAACGCAAGACTGATCCCGGTCTACGCGAGCATCCAAAAGCCCTACATGGTGGGCGGTATTGATCAAGGCATAACAATCGGCGAACTCCGCGCCGAGGGATATGACGGAATCGTCGATGCGGCTGGTGGGTATTGGGCCGCGTTTGATCCCAGTCAGCTCAAGTCATCGATTGGGAACGATGGATCTTTTGACGCTGACAATCCCGATCTGACCAAGTCAGCCAAAGATTGCGGCACGGGCGCGGGAGGTTTCAAGCCTGGCAACGACTGTGCTGAAGGTCACGGGCGACCTCCAAAGCCCGAAAACATTGACGAGCTAAAGGATTCCCTCAGAGACAAGTATCCACTTGAAAAGCTCTCGCTATACGAGAGAGGCGATCATATTGAGCTGATGAACATTGAAGTCGAAGACGACGCCCAAGGGCAAGGCGTCGGCACTGACGCAATGGATGAAATCAAGGACTACGCACAGGATGCAGGAAAGCCCATAGTTCTGACTGCAGAGGCAAGTTCTGGAAGCAGGGAGGACTTGAACAGGTTCTATGAATCTCTCGGTTTTGAATCCGTCGAGAGCGGAGGGAGTCGAGACTATTCACTCCCCGCTCATACGCACATCTGGAAACCAGAAGAAAGCAAGGACAAGCCGAAGACCGAGACGCCTGAGTTCAAGGAGTGGATCGGCGAATCAGTAGAACAAGACGACGGCAAGCCTCGAGTTCTGTATCACGGAACGGCGGGCGTGTTTGACAAGTTCTCTGAAGGTGTCACATGGGTCTCGGAGGAAGAAGACCACGCCCAACTATATGCAGACGCCGCCGAATCGATGAGTGGGAACCAGGGTGGTGTAATTCCCCTCTATGTACGAGCAGAGCGACCTGTCAAGGTTTCGGATCGACCGAAGAGCGTGAAGTTGGACACGCTTGCCAACGAATTGCTGGCATCGGCTCGCAAGGACAAGAACACTTTCGACATCAAGGAAGCAAAAGAAAGCCTCGACAGGTTCCGAAGAGGATGGGAGTCGTCTGGTTCCGACACAAAGCAGGAAAGACCGAGACATGAATGGTGGTTTGACGAGGGCCGAGCCAACGCTAATGAGAAGAACTTTGCTTCTCTGGTGCAGTCTTTGGGCTACGACTCGGTCGAATACTACGAGACAGTTGGCGGCTATCGCGGGATGCCTGAGCGAAAGATTCGCACTGTTGGCGTCTTTGATTCCAATCAGCTCAAGTCTTCCTCTGACAACGATGGCAACTTTAGCCGCGAAAGCGGGGATATCACCAAGTCAGCCGACAACTGCGGAACAGGAGCCGGCGGTTTCCAACCCGGAAACGATTGCGCAGAGGGTCACGGAGAGCAATCTGCGGACGGCGTCAACCAAGAGAAGAAGGACGAAGACCTTTCGATCGATGACCGGCTTGATGCCCACCTACGCAACTCTGGAAACATCGCAAACTTCGCGGAGCGTTTGGCGAACGGGGAACTCAATGCTGACGATTTCTATGACCTGAACGGATATCTCAGCGAACAGATGCACGCCGCATATGACGCCGGCGACAACGACGAGGGTGGCGATTGGGAGCAACACCAGAACGACCTCGCTGATGAGATGTTCACTCGCGGCCTTCTTGATGACAACTTTGAGCCGGTCAACATACCCAGCAAGTCCGAACCTTGGCCTGAAAAGAGGCGAGACGTTCCAGACTTTACGAAGGTTCCGGAGGCGGTCGAGAACAGGACTCTGCACCTCAAGCACCTTGCGTCTCATGACGTAGTCATTCGAGACGATGCAGGAGAGCCTGAGACTGTCGTGT